CAATCCATAAGTCGTTAGTTACAAGTGCAGTACCGTCTGATTGTGTAGTCGGTGCTGTTGCTTTAAACTGTGGACCATTTGGATCCGTTGTCGCGTATGCTGTTACATAACCAACCCAAGTTGTACCATTGTGTGCCATGATGTCTGCTTCGTCTGTTGCAGTGTGATACCATAATGTACCATCTGCTGGCTCATTAGTTGGAGCACTTAATGAAGCAGTGTAACTTAATCTCTTCCAGTTACTTGCCATGATACCTGTGTTAGCACTTGAGTCAAGGCTCTCACCTGTTGGTAGGTCATACAAGTTGTCGATCAAAGTTTGACTGTTCGCTGTGTATGTTCCATAACTGTGTGCTGTAGTTGAACTGAAACCTGCATCTGCTAATGGTGTTCCTGATGTGTCAAACATTCTGAACTCACCGCCCAGTTTGTGTGTCATAGTGATAGCACCTGTGCTTAATTTACTTGCACTTACGTTTGTTAAACCCGCACCGTTCACTGCCGCGATAAAGTCATCAGCACCAGTACCACCTAGTGTTACTGTTACTGCACTGTTTAATGCTTCTTGGTTCTTAACTGATTCTTGGATTGAAAAAGTCTCTGAACTTGTGAAAGTTGGTGAAGTTGTGTTACTAGTGATTGTAGTAGCACCACCTTCGTGTCTGAAAAGTTGGAAGTCTGCAACGTTTGGCGTTGTATCTGCTACACCTGAAACGTCAGCACCCATGCTTTCTTCAGTTACGTTGTATTGTGCATACACTGTTCCTGTGCTCAATGCTGTTCCACCAGTTGCCGCGTCTAGGTTGTAGATCGCAGAGTGGTGCGTAGCATAAAGTGGACTAGCAACTTGAGAGAAACTAGCACTTGATGAACTGTAAAGTTTAGTAACTAGAGCCGCACCTGAGTTTGCAGAAGTAGTCTTGAACCAAACAGAACCATTAGGTCTGTCTTCGTCTGCTGTTTTCCAAGTAGGTCTGTTAGTGTGTTTTTCTTGTAATAGTTTAACACCATTTTTCACACCTGCTGTTATTCCAAGGTCTGCTAATAGTGTTCCTGATGTTGCTTCAAATCTAATTGTGTTAGCACCGCCTGTTGAGTCACCTAGGTTCTTACCGTTGTGGAAGATTTCTAAGTTTCCTGTTGTAGCGTTTACACTTGCTGTCACGTTAGTAACACTTGATCCGATTACTGCCGCAACGTTTGATAGTGTTGTACCACTTGTTGTAATTTCAACACCGTTCATTGTCATTTTGTGACCACTTGTAACTGTAGTTCCTGAAGCAACTGTAACAATCGGTAAAGATGTGTGCCATGCTTCTGAACCAACATGCACCCAAGTGTTACTTGCTGTCTTCTTGTAGATCTTGTTAGTAACGTGTGTTGTGTTGATTGCGTAATCGCCAATTACACCAATTGAAGTTTTTGGTGCACCAGTTGAGACACCGCCAACTAGGTCACTTGTTGAAGTAATAAGTGTTGGAGTAATTGTTGTGAATGATTGATCTGTTTGTGACCACTCAAATAAACCATAACTGCTTGATGCAAGGTCAAACCAGTAAGTTCCATCTGTTGGTGCCGCTGTTGGTGCCGTAGCACTTCCAACTAAATCTGCTGTGTCCACGTTCGCTCTTAATACAAATGCTCTGTTGGCAACTCCTAAGAATGAGTATGCCGCCTGTAAGCCGTATTCATTCAACTCATAACCGTTCAATGAATTTCCTGATGCGTCTGTGTAGAATTTCGGATCTCCGAAAGTCTCTGTTAATTCTCTCTGAGACGAGATCAAATAAGCAGTGTTGGCGTTGGCAGTAGTTGTTCCTACAGCAGTTCCGTCTCCGGCCCCATTTGACTTGTCCTGTGATGATGCTACTATGAATAGTGGTGTTGTACCCGCATCTGATGGTACGTAGAAACTTTCGTTTATTACTGAAACCTCTACTCCTGGTGATGTTAATGCCATTTTTCGTATTCTCCTTGCAAGTTACGTATATACTAGAGTTATTTATTCAATCATACGGTTTTGTTGACATAATTTACCGTTTTCTTGGTGCCTATATAGGTTACGTAAATACACACATGCAGTACAAGGACAGACCGTTGTGTAAGGAGTGTAAGACCAAGCCTAGGGCATATGCCTACAAGAGGTATAATAGAGTATATTGGCGTAGTCGGTGTGATACCTGCATTAGGAAAAAGGCCGGCAAGCGGGTTGGAGGTGTTACTGCACTGCAAAGGTCAGGATACAAGAAGCACAAGAAGTGTGAACTGTGTGGATTCAAAGCACAGCACAAATCTCAACTAGACGTGTTATTTGTAGACGGTGACTTGAGGAATACTAATGGTAGTAATTTAAAAACTGTTTGCGCCAATTGCCAAAGGTTGGGAAGTACCCGTAGACTTGGTTGGAGAGTGGGTGATCTTGTCGCTGACGATTAGATCGTCTATCTTGGCGTATAGTTCTTCTTTTGTGCCATTGTTCTCAATGACGAAATCAAACTCTTCTTTTGCCCATGCATATTCTGAAGAATGTATACCCTTGGGTTCTATGTTTCCTTCAACATAACTTGTAAACCAATCCGGATCTTTAAATCTTTTTACTAGTAAAATTACCCCACCTTGTTCTCTTATCTGTTTCACTTCGTTGGGGAATCTTGTGTCTGCTATCACGGTGTCTTGTCCCTTGTACCTGCCAATGCAACTGTCCACCCAGATACCGTCGTACATTTGACCACGCATCACTTCGGTGCCAAAGTACTGTAACACCCATCTTGGCGTGGTTGGCTTGCCAAATTTATCGCTCCAGAACTTGTCTGGTTGTTCTCTCCATTGTCTGCTAGATTCCGTGTCCCCTTCGAGTAGAGCCCTGTCCCAATTGAACATGGACGCCACAGCATCTTTCAAACTTTTTGCGAAACTGTCTTTTTGATATCCGTGTTTATCCACGAGCCTGTCAGCCACTGTGCCTTTGCCAGAACTTATTAAACCTACTATTCCTATTAACATAGGTTTATTATACTATTTTTTTAAACGTTTTTCAATCTCTTTGATTGCTTTTTTCACGGATCTCAATATTGATGATCTCAGAGTTTTCTTGCGTTCTTTCAACGCTTTTATGCTCATTGTTTCCAATTCCTCTACCAACTTTTCCAGTTCATCCAGTGATAGGTCAGAATAATTTTTGTGATGGGAGTCTTTCATGCTGGGTATTTAAACGGAGTTTGGTAACAATTAACCAATAACAAAACTGTGTGGTGTTCCACCTTCTTGGTAGTTTCCTATGTCTGCTTCCAGTCTCTCTATCTCTGCTTGGCCTTCGTTCTTTAGAGCATCACCGTTCAGTGTTGTTCCTCCCTGTGGACCTGCTATGGTGTTGAACTTGCCTCTGGCCTCACCTAGCATTATTTTAGACACAGCGAGCGTGTAGTCTCTGATCCATGGTTTCGAGTAGATGTCTTTGAACAGGGTGATGTCAGGTCTGAAGTTGTCTGTGTGCATCAAAATAGTTTCGTCGTCTGCTCTGGGTTTTTGAGTTATTGTCAATTTCTTTGTTGCTACATCAAAATGGAATTGTATGAAACTTCCAAACATTTTTCCTATCATTTCTTGATATGAAGCGAATGCAAAATAAGTTGCAAGTCCCCCCGTCGCACCTGCTCTTAAAAGATATGTGTTTGTGTATGCCAAGTTAAATGGTTCAAACAGTGTTCCACCTTCTCCACCTTCTGTCCTTGATCCAACACTTCTTCTGTTTAAATTCCTTACATTTATAATTTCATCCGGCAAGATATAAGTGTTTTGGTTTTTCTTTAAAGTAAGGAAAGCATAAGATTCTTCCACAGCATTTGAAGATCTTTGTCTGAATTTATTGATGGCTCTTTCCAGTGCCGTTTGATAGTGTTTTGGGTCTAATTCCACGTCAATCATCCCGTCACCGAGATTGTTCTTAACGTAATCGAAAATTTCCTGTTGTCCTGTTTGTAGTTCTGACATACTCATATTTATAGTCATTGCCTGTGCAATAAATATGTATGATATGCCAAGATTATCCATTTTTAAGCCTGAAAAAGGCAATGACTACAAATTCTTCGATCGTAACATCAAAGAGATGTTTCAAGTGGGTGGGACGGATCTACACCTACACAAATACCTAGGGCCGTACGATCAAGGGGACACTAACAAGGACGGGGAGGCCTCTCCTAGCCAACCAAGAGTAACCGGAAGTGATCTTAATGAAACGACCATACAAGATTTATTGTTTTTAGAGAACAGAGACAGAAAATATTCAAGTGATGTCTACACTGTGCGTGGAATATACAATGTGCAAGATGCAGACTTTAATCTGTCGCAGTTTGGTATGTTTTTACAAAATGATACGTTATTCTTGACAGTGCATATGAATGACATTGTGGAAAGAATTGGCAGAAAACCAATGAGTGGTGATGTGCTAGAATTCCCACACATGAAGGAAGATTATTCACTAGACGAGAGCATACCAATTGCACTGAAAAGATACTACGTGGTTGAAGATGTAAACAGGGCCGCAGAAGGATTTAGTCAAACATGGTGGCCACACTTACTTAGATTGAAAATGAAAACGCTAGTTGACTCTCAAGAGTTCAAAGATGTAATAGGAGATGCAACCACAACAGGATCAGTTGCCAGTTACATGAGCACATATAACAGAGAAAAAACTATCAACGATCAGATTGTGGCACAAGCAGAATCCGATGCTCCAAAGGCAGGATTCAATTATAAACAGTACTACGTTGCACCCATCGATGAGAGGGGGAACATTAGGACAGACAATGTGAATACTTCATCAAGCAGAGCAAGTCAATCAAAAAAGGTCAATGCTGTCTTAGACACTCCAGCAAGTTCACATTATGGCTTCTATCTCGACGGGGATGGAGTTGCACCCAACGGTAATCCAGCAGGCTTTGGTATAACTTTTCCAACCACGATGGTTGATACAGGAGATTATTTCTTGAGAACAGATTACTTGCCAAATAGATTGTTCCGTTATGATGGTG